CGACGGCGTGAAGATGGATGGCAGGGATTACAGGAGGGAGAAATTAGCATGAAATACAAAGTAGGGGACAGAGTGAGAATTAAGACACATATAATCCAATACCCTGAAGCAAACCAAGCAATGGCAATTTATGAAGGAGGATTAATGACCATTCGCTCAGTATCAAGCGCGGGCTATGTTATGAGAGAAGATGCAACCAAATGGGTATGGGATGAATGCCTGATCGAAGGTCTGGCAGAACCAGAACCGAAAAAACCAACCATGACAGAGGTTTATCAGATGGCAATTGACACCTACGGGGAAGATGAACAGTGCCGCATGATTCAGGAGGAAATGGACGAGCTGGGGGTGGCGCTGAGCAAATGGCACCGGAAACCGAGTGAGGATACATTGGCCCAAGTGCAAGAGGAAATCGCCGATGTCTGCATCATGATGCAACAGGCGAAACTAATGTTCGGGGAAAAGGACATTGATACAATTATCATAGAGAAGGCCGACCGTCTGTATGACCGATTGAAAGACAATCAGACCGTGGAAGTTGTAAGCGGAAAGCACAAAATCAACGGCAATACATATACCTGGATTAACCCGGACAAAGTGAAAGTAGAAATCGGCAGCATAGCGATTGCAGATACAGAGAAAGGGCATATGCCGATTATCGTCACAAATACATGGCCGGAAAAGCTGAAAGACGTAAAGCATCACAGAAAGATTGTTACGGGAGGGCTGAGCGATGAATAACTGTAGCCTAATCGGAAGAATAACCAGAGAAATTGAGCTTAGATACACGACAGGCGATAATCCCACAGCAGTTGCAAGATTCAGCATAGCTATCGACCGTCCGGTAAAGAGCGGCGGAGAAAAGCAGACGGATTTCCCGAACATCGTAGTGTTTGGGAAAATGGCGGAAAACTTAGAGCGGTACATGGGAAAAGGCCGACTGATTGGTGTACAGGGCAGAATCCAGACCGGAAGCTATACAAACAAGGAAGGCAAGAAGGTCTACACCACGGAGGTTGTTGCAAATAACGTGGAATATCTCGACTGGGGCAAGGATGCTCCTGAATACCAGCGGCAGAAGGAGCGGGAAGCAATGGAGAATGTGCCAGAGGGTTTCCAAGGTGTTGAAGATGATGATATCCCACTCTAGGAGGCGTGACATGGCAAAGGAAAAAGGATATTGGACGGAGGAAAAAGTCATAGCAGAAATCCGCAGGGTGATGGACGTACTTGGCATTAATCATCTGCCGACCCGAAACCAGATTGTAGAGCTTGCCGGAATTTGGGATAAACAGCTCAAAGAAAATGGAGGGTTGAAAGGGATATCTGAAAAAACTGGTATCCCGATGCACCCGAAGCCTAAGACGTACAACAAGGGCGGACAGCTGCCCGGACAAGGCCGGGAAAAATGGACAGGCAGGCCCAGCCGGGCGGCAGAGATTGAAGCAAAAGCAAGAAAAAGCGGCCTGCATTATGCAGACCTGCAGAAGGCGGAAACGCTGAAAATGGTCGGAGCAGTGGACAGATAGGAGTAAAAACAATGGAGAGATTCAAAGAAGAAAATGTCGATTGGAAAATAATTGAGCAATTAGCAAAGCAGAAAAATATGAGCCTAAGAAATCTAAGTATGAGAATGGGTAATGACCCATCTTATTTAGGGAATATGAGGCGTACACAATCTTGGATTTGGAGTAACAAGCTGGAATTGATTGCTGAAATGATCGGTGCAAAATATGACGATCTTCTTAAGCGTCAAGTTAAATATGATCAACCTTGCAATACCGATGAAAATTTTAAAACGTACATAGTTGAGCAGTTTGGGAGAACACAGTCAATGCTATTGACTTTAAAAAAACAGCTGGATGACGTGGAAAGGACCATACATGAACAGCAGAAATAAAGGCAAGCGGGGAGAGCTTGAGCTTGCGCATATCTTAAAGGAATACGGCTATGAAGCCCGCCGCGGGGTGCAGTATAGCGGAGCAAACGGCGATGCTGATGTCGTAGGCCTGCCGGGCGTACATATTGAGTGTAAGCGGGTCGAAAAGCTGAACCTTGACGCAGCGATGGAGCAGGCCCAGCGGGATGCCAGAGAGGGCGAAATGCCGGTTGTGATGCACAGAAAAGACCGGCAGAGTTGGAAGGTTACTTTGCAGCTTGATGATTTTATGAAGCTGTACAAATATCTTGCAGACAAAGTTGATGAAGTTGTTGAAATTTTAACAGAGAAACAGGAGGTAGAAAATGGAGTTAAAAGAAACAATTAAGATGATGAACAGTACAGATTACAAAGAACGGTTTAAGGCGGAGTATTACCAGAATGTTATTCGCTACAGAAAGCTGTCTGCAATGCTTAATCAGTGGGATGAAGGAGAATTGAAATTCACCCCGACCTGTCCGAGAAGTACTTACAATATGCAGGTTAAGGCAATGACAGATTACATCGCAGTGCTTGAAGCAAGAGCTGTTATGGAAGGGATTGAATTATAAGGAGGTAGAAAAATGATTGATTTAGATTTAAACGAATTTGCAGGAGGTGCATTGAAGGAAAAACTGCAACATTCATACGGTGTCATTCTGGAGAATTTGGCAGACAAGAACACGCCATACAAAGACAAGCGAAAGATTACGGTTGAGCTTGTCTTTACACAGAACGAAGCGCGGGATGATGTGACTTGTGAGGTGAAGAGTTTTGAAAAGCCTGCAAAGCAAACGCCTACGGTGACGCATATCGCCACAGGTAGAGATCTGACAACAGGCGAGATTTACGCAGAGGAATACGGCGGAGGTATTCGGGGGCAAATCAGCATGGACGATGCAAGCGAAAACAATGTCGTAGATTTTAGGGAGGTAAAATAAATGATTAAGAAAGCATTAGAGTACATCGTAGGGTTGCACAAGCCGGAAATCACAGAAATTGGCGGGGAAACCTATACCGATAAAGAGTTGCACAGAGTGGTACATAACCCAAAAGCAGAGTGCATTAGCTTTAGAACACTTACAAGCCTGATGGATTACATTGTTTCCGACACCGATGTAATGGACGAAAAAATGATTTTGCATGTCACGGGCCCAACTAGGGTAATGCTCTATTCCAAGCTTGACGAGGATAGGGTGCGGGAAGGGATTGCAACAGTTACGGCTGAGCTGCCTGATTTTGCGTTTGGCCATTTCCTTCCACATGAGGAATTCTGCATTGCCTTGCAGTCTAAATTCATGGACACAGAGGACAGAAAGCTGCTGCTGAAATTTGCCGGAACCGTAGAGGCTGGGACCGTTGCTCAATACAGTGATGATGGTGTAAGTCAGAAAGCAACAGTTAAGACCGGAATTGCATCAAAGGGTGATGCCGTTGTACCAGGAGCAGTAACCTTACAGCCGTATCGGACATTCTTAAACTTGGAGCAGCCGGAAAGTCAGTTCATTTTCCGTATGCGTGACGGAGCCAAGGGCGTAGAATGTGCGATTTTCGAGGCAGACGGCGGAGCATGGCGTAATGCAGCCAGGGCAGCTATCCATAACTATTTAGAAGATGAAATAGCCAAAGCAGGCAAGCAGGAACAGTTTATTGTAATTTCTTAAAAAAATGAAATCCCCGCGGGCTTTTCGGCCTGCGGGGTGATGGAGGAAATATGAAACTGGAAATATATAACGACCACTTCCAGAACTATAAATCCTATGGCATACCAAAGGCACAACTGGTTATTGCAGATATTCCCTACAATTTGGGCAATAACGCATATGCCAGTAACCCTATGTGGTATGAGGGCGGAGATAACAAGAACGGCGAAAGTGACAAGGCGAATACTGCTTTCTTTGATACGGACAATGACTTTCGGATTGCAGAGTTCATGCACTTTTGCAATCGCATGATTAAGAAAGAACCAAAGGAACCAGGCCAGGCAGGAGCGATGATTGTATTTTGTGCCTTTGAACAGCTTCCCATGGTCGCCGAGTATGGCAGGAAATATGGATTCAAACATAGTTATCCGCTGATTTTCTGCAAGAAGACCTCTCCGCAGGTCTTAAAAGCCAATATGAAGATTTTAGGAGCCACAGAATATGCCCTTGTGCTGTATCGGGACAAGCTGCCAAAATTCCGAAACAACGGAAAAATGGTGTTGAATCACTTTGAATGGGTGCGGGATGGGAAGGCCTATCCGAAAATCCATCCGACACAGAAACCAGTCCGGGTGTTGAAACGGCTGATTGAGCTCTTTACTGATCCGGGGGATGTGGTGATTGACCCTGTGGCAGGAAGCGGCTCCACTTTGAAAGCAGCTGCAGAGCTGGGCCGGGACGCCTATGGATTTGAGATTAAAAAGGACTTTTACAGAAAATCAAAAGAGGAAATGCTGGCGACGATTCAGATGGGGATTTTTTGAATGGAGGAGAAAAAATGAAAGAGAAAGAACACAAAACGATAAGGTACAAAATCCGGATTATCGCGGATATTGAGGGAGAACTTGATGAGGATTGCGGTCTGATAGAGGACACGAGCATCGAGAAGTTTTTAACCTGGGCGGCGGAAGATATCGAACACAAGCTGGAGAGCACTTGCGATATCGTCGGCGTGAAGAAGGTAGAACTGGAGGAGCTGTAACATGGCAAGGACAAAGCTGGATGTACCCATAGAAAACCGGTGTGGCTATACCTCCATCATCGTGTCCTACAGCACGGGAATTGACAGTACCGGCACTTTATACTGGGCCATGCAGAATTTCCCTCCGGAGAAGATCTTCCTGCTGTACTGCGATACGGGCGCTGAGTATCCCATCAACGAAGAACTGTTTTACCAGACAGCGGCCTTCCTGGGCATTACGCCGGTTCTGCTAAAGCACCCAAAAGGTTTTCTGGGATTGCTGCTGGAAGAGCGCAAGAAATTCCCGGACAGTAAAAATCGCTGGTGCACCGCCTATCTGAAAACTGGTGTGACAGACAAATGGATTCGCGCAAATAGAAATCTGCTGGGCGAGCGATGTCTGTTCGTATCCGGAGAGCGTCGGGACGAATCCAGAGGCCGGGCAAAGCTGCCGGAATTTGAATACCACAGCACTACGCTGAAAACGGAGCGAAAAGGGAAGTTTGAATGTCATTGGCACCGGCCGGTGTTGGATTATGAAAAAGGCGAAATGTTTGAATGGGGCAGGAAGCTGGGGCTGGATGCGCACCCCTGCTATAGCTACATACAGCGGTGCAGCTGCATGATGTGCATCTTTGCAAAGGATGACCAGATTGCAGAAAATATCATCCGGTATCCACAGCTGATGCATAAATATGTCCTGGCAGAGCAAAAACTGGGACACACCTGGAAGAACCGCAGGGCCATTGCAGACCTGTATGAGGAATGTTTGGATATTAGTGATTTGGAGGTGGAGCTGTAAATGACTTTACAGGAAGCGATTAGACATGCGAAGGAAAAAAGTAAAACACTGAACGGTAAGTGCGCGCAAGAGCACTTGCAACTTGCAGAATGGTTAGAGAAATTGCAATCCTTGAGGAAATCAAATAATTGGATTCCTGCATTGGAGCGCCTTCCGAATAATGAGGATGTTGTACTTGTAACAGTGATGGGTGTACAAGAGGAATTTACCGCTATGGATTACTATGATTTAGAAATTGAAGCGTGGGACTGCTTTAGCAATGACGGAGAAGTGCTTGCCTGGATGCCACTACCAGAACCATACCACGAGAAGGAGGAGTGATGAATAAAGAAATACTTTTCCGCGCAAAGCGGATTGACAACGGTAATTGGTTTTGTGGCTACTATGCAAGACATGAAACACGGCAGCCGGGAGCCATTGGCGATGAGTTGAAACCGGACGAAATACAGCACATGATTGTGTACAGCAGTTTTGCAGATTGGAACATGCCGAGATCTTTGTGTTGTATAGAGATTGACCCTGAGACAGTCGGACAGTTCATTAGTCTGTATGATGCAGACGGAAACCGAATCTTTGAGGGTGATATCATCAAGGGCAACCAGGGACCGGCGTATGTGATTGAATACGGCGAAGGAATCGCGGGATACCTTGCAAGAGCCACAGAGGAATCAACCTGGACGCCCTGCATGAACGCAGGCACGATGAAATATTATCGGATTATTGGCAACCGCTGGGACAATCCGGAG